TCCACTCGGGGAGGGGGTGGCGGGCGCCGTCGATCAGCGCGTAGACGTTGCCGAGCGTGCAATGCTCGGGCTCGGGCGGCTCGATTGCCTCGCCATGGCGGTTGCGCCCGCTGTAGGCATCGACATGGCGGTACTCGACCACCAGCCGCGGGAACTCGTGCTCGGCATCGCCGGAGCCGATGGAGAGGAGCAGGTGGGTTTCGAGCTTGTTCATGACTCGCCCTCCGCCTTGGCGATGGCGCCGTTCGGGTAAAGGATCGACTCCAGAACATCGCGCGCTTGCTCGATCGCCTTGGCGCATCGCTCGTCGCCCGCCTCGCTTTCGTCGTAGGCGTCGGTCGCTTGAACGATCTCCAACAGCGCCTTGAGCATGTCCAGCGCGGCGACAACGAGGCGCGCGTTGGCTTCGTCCATCGAGTTACCGATCTCGATGTGAACATTCGCTATGATCCGGCCGCCGGGCGCCGTCACGATGTGCCATGCGGGGTCGACGCTCTCTTGCGTGATTTTCCACGGGCCTGCCGTGTGCTGCACGGGCGAGCGGTCTTCGCGTGAGGGCATCTTCCGTCTCCTCTAGGCGGCGGCCAGAGCGGCGATGACGGCGCTGCGTGACATGATCTCGATGCTGCCCTTCGCGCTGTGGCGGCAGAGGTGGTCCGGCTCGGTCACCCAACGCACGAAGACCGTCTCGAAATAGCCGGCGTCGCGATGTGGGCGCAGGACGCGGCGCTCGGAAATGCCGAGGGCACAGCGCACGCGGAAGAGGTCATTGATATGCACGTCAAGCGGCCGAGGCTCGGCGCTGTATCCGTGGTCGCTCGCTGAATTGATCGCCATCGGTTCCGTCTCCTCATCCCGGCACCGCATCCCGAGGGGAGCGGGAGCGGCGCCGGGCGTTGCCTCCGTGGGGAGGGCCAGCGGGTGGCTGACAGACGCGATAGTACGCTCCGTATCGGCCGAGCGCAAGTACAATCTGTATCGCTAGGTGCGACCGATTAGACTATTTCGGTGACGGAGCTATGTGGCGGCGCGACGGTGGGTGCCGATGACGGTAACGTTGCCCCTAGCCTTAGGGGTCAGAACGGCGTGGGCTGCCTCCCTAAGCGTGTCCGAGGCGGCCCGGTACTTTTCAATCAATAGCATCTCGTCCTTAGTAAAATCACTCCGCTCTTTAGGTTCGACAACCCCAGATAGGAGCCACCAAGCAGAGACGCGAAAGGCGCGGCCATATTTGACTGCGTCTTGTACTCCAAATTCTCTTATTCCGTTCTCGTGGTGGGAGTAAGCCGACCGTTTCCACCCAAAACGTGAAATAACAGCCGAAATTGTTTCAAATCCCGCGCTTTCCCGCGCCAGCCGCAAGCGCGTGCTCATGCTGGTCATCTGCGCCCCTCTCTTCCCTTGGGAGATTTTCGCAGATCGCGTGGTACAGATGGTATTGACGGGGGCATGGTACGTGACGTATCATGGCCAGACCATGGAGACATTCCGAGACGTTATCGCCGCCTGGCCGAATCTCGACGCGATCAAGGCGGACACGGGCGCCGAGGTCGGGGCCATCAAGCAGTGGCGCAACCGCGACAACATCCCCGGCGAATACTGGCTGGCGCTTGAGGTCGGAGCTGCCAAGCGGTCGATCCCGGGCATCACCATGCACATCCTCGGCCGGATTGCGCTGGCGAAGCGACCTCCCGCCACCGATCCCGAGAAGCCGGCGGAGGCTGCTGCCTGATGACCGACCTCCCGGACATCATCGCGCTCGCAGCTATCGCGATAGCTCTCTTTCTCCTGATCCCGGAGATATCCGGCTTGGTGAAGGAGACCAAGGAGATGGAGGGGAGGGGTTGATGGGCTCTCATAACTGGCTTCGCCTGCAATCGCCCTGCGTCGCATTGCTCGGCCTGAGTGTCCCGACCGGCGCACAGGTCCGCGCATGACCGCCTCACTTTCCGGCGTCCTCTCCGCCGAGCGCCACCATCTCCGCCAGCTGTCTGACGATACGACGGGCGAGCGCGCCGACGGGAACCCAACGATGAAAGTGCTCGACCTGTTCAGCGGCATTGGAGGTTTCAGCCTTGGGCTCGAAAGGACCGAAGGATTCCGAACCGTCGCCTTCTGCGAAATCGAGCCCTACTGCCGCGCCGTTCTCGCAAAGCACTGGCCCGGCGTCTCTTGCTATGACGATGTGCGGACCCTCACGGCAGACAGACTTGTTCGAGACGGCATCTCCGTCGATGTCATCTGTGGCGGCTTCCCCTGCCAGGACATCAGCGTCGCGGGGAAGGGCGCGGGGCTTGCGGGCGAGCGATCTGGTCTCTGGTTCGAGTACGCCCGTCTTATTGGCGAGCTTCGACCCCTCTACGTCATCGTGGAGAACGTCGGCGCGCTTCGCGGGCGAGGGCTCGACCGCGTTCTCGGGGACCTGGCCGCGCTCGGGTTTGATGCGGAATGGCACTGCATTCCAGCTTCCGCCGTTGGTGCGCCTCACCAAAGGGACCGGATTTGGATTGTTGCCTACGCCTGTGACGGTGGACAGCGGCAGCTTCTTCAATCGCTCGGCGAGCTCGGGTGCGGCGCTGAGGCCGACCTTGGGGGCGATGGCGCGGCACGGGCTATGGCCGACCCCGCATGGCTTCAGCCAGGACGGACGGAGCAACGGCCCCTCGGGGAACGAGCTCGGGCGGGCGGTGAACTTGGCGGAAAGACTCCCGACCCCCGGGGGCATCCGGCCGAACGATACAGACCAAGTCTCGGGGCGGTTGGCGAACCAGATTGGTGGCTCGCTGAACCCGACGTGGGTCGAGTGGCTCATGGGGTTCCCTCTCGGGTGGACCGCCTTAGAGCCCTCGGCAACGCCGTTGTCCCGCAAATCCCGGAAATCATCGGCCGCGCCATCCTGAAGGCCGAGGCAACACAGATCATCGGGAACGCCTCCCCCCTCAGCCTCGCTCCCGATGACGGCCCGGAGGTGGCGACGGTCGCCCCTCCGGGTCATCTCTCCGCTGCGTTCTGCAGTCACAGCGGCAACGGCGCACTTTTCTTGGTTCCTCCTCACGCCCCGATCAAACAACGGAGCGCGTAGTCATGTCCTTTGCCTTGACTGATAACTCCCTTGTCGGGCCGGTAGCGGAGACGCTGGCACGCGAGGTCAACGGGATGCCGGCGAAAGAAGCCGCGCGCCTGCTCGGAACATCGCTGCCGACGATCACGCGCATCCGGCGAGGCGAGATGCCGAGCGCGGGCGTGCTGCTCGCGGCGATCAAGTTCTTCGGAGTCCGCATCCTCGAGCCGGTGGTCGGCAAGTTCGACGATGCGAACCTCGTCCGTCGCCTGGATGCCATTGAAGGTCTGCTGAAAGAGGTCCGTCATGCCCGAGTCCAATCCGCCCCTTCGTCGCTTCCAGGCCGCCATCTGGACGCGCATGGCGGAGATGGCGCTGATGCTCAGGGATTGGGGCGACCGGAAGCGGTTCCTGTGGTCGCGGAAGGCCCGGCAGCTTCTCTCGCGCTCGTCCAGGTCCGCCGCTCCCTCGACGGACTCGCCGGAAGAGCGGGCGAGGAAAGGGGGCATCTAGCCTCCCATTTCCGGCGCTGGCGAGACAGCCTGGGGCGTGCCGAGCGCTCGTCCATCGTCGCCGCGGCCAAGCAGACGCCGCACCTCCGCACGTCACTGGTATCGCCTTCGGGCGAGGATCTACTGTTCCGCTACATCTCGCCGGCCTTCCGGGTTCATGCGCTGGAGCGCGAGCGGTTGATCGGACGGCCGACGACGGAGAGCTTTGACCTGGACTATGCCCGGGCGTGCGCTGCCAACACTCAAGCGGTGATGGCCGCTAAAGAGCCGGCGCTGGACGAGGTCCGGGCGACGGTGAAGATCGAGCCCGGCGTGTCTTTGGCGATCCATTACCGCCGGCTGGTGCTGCCCTACATGGACGGAAATCAACCGTTTGCGGTGTGCGCATCTGAGGCACTGGCGGCATGACGGCGCTTGAGTTCATCGCCGAGGCTGCCGAATGGCGCAACTTGCTGGAAAAGGCTATCGGCGCGCTCGATGCCGAGGCTTTTAAGCTCGGTTTGACGTTTGAGCCGAGCCACAATCCCGCCTATCTCGACGGGTCTATCGCTCCGGTCAATCCGCGCTATCTGCCCGGCCGTCTGTCCGCGCGCAACTTCGTCCACATCATGGGCAGCGGCGGCAACCCAGAACATCTGCAAACCCGCCAGGCCCTCCGCGTCTACAATTGGTACGACGGCGCCACACTGGCAAGCGAGTCCCGCGCTCTCCGAGTCTACTACGACCACGAGGAAGACGCCGGGCATCGGGAGTATGCGATTTACTCCCATCCCATCGCCGACCGCATTCATGGCCGGGTCGCATTTAACGGCGCGGTGTGGGTGGCGCCTGATTTGCGTGGCCCTCGTAGCGAACTGAACGGCGCGCACGTTTCACAAATTATATCGCCGCTGAGCCGTCTATTCGCCCTCTACCTCTACGACGTCGATTGGTGCATCGCGACGACGAAGGAAGCGCTCGTTCTGAAGCAGGTGACGGACCGCTACGGCTGGGCCGGTGTCGAGCCGGGGCTGAAGGAAAACATCGGCAGCATTGGGGGCGAGACGGACTGCTGGCTCATGTGGAGCCGACGCGAAGACATTCTGAAAGAGGCCGAGCGGATCATCGAGAAGGGCGTTGGCGCATGACCGCCGCCCTCAAGTCCGCCGAGCGCGTCCTGTCGAGCGACACCATGAACCGAACGCACGAATAGCTTCAGAGTCCACCGAGTGCCGCGCCTCGGGTTTGTGCGCGCGGCTCCTTCCCTAACTAGCCGGGGCTCTCGTAGTCCCGGCGCCTTTCCCGGAGACAGATGTGGCGGGTCGCTCGAAATACGGTGCCAAGCCAACAGTCGTAGACGGGCACAGGTTTGGCAGCCTAGCCGAGGCGAAGCGCGCCGCCGTGCTGAAGCTCCGGGAGCGGGCAGGGGAGATCAGCGGGCTTGAGTTCCATCCCGTGTACGAGATCGTCATCGACGGCCGGCCGGTGAAGATGCGGAACGGGCATATCGCCAGATACACGGCGGACTCCCGGTATTTCGAGGACGGCGAGCGGATCGTTGAAGAGGTCAAGGGCCACATCGTCCGCGACTACCCGCTGAGGCGCGCGATCATCGAACACATCTACGGCGTCAAGATCAGGGAGGTCCGCGCATGACCAGCCCCACCCAATCCGACCAGATCCTCCTCCATCTCGAGAGCGGCCAGACCATCACGCCGATTGAGGCGCTGGAGCTATTCCGCTGTTTTCGGCTGGCCGCGCGCATCGCCGACCTCAAGGCTCTCGGCCACAACATCCGGACGGAGATGGTGGAGAGCCCGATGGGCAGGAGATACGCCCGCTATTCCCTGGTCCGTCCCGTCCCGTTCCAGATCCCTTTGTTCGATGCGGTGAGCGCATGACCATTTTTCGTTACGTGCATGCCTGCCAGGTCGCCGAGTTCACCCGCAAGGGCTGGACGTGTTCTCTGATGCTCGGACACCACGGCACGGAAGGCCGGTGGCTGGCGGTGAGGAAGGCATGAGCCTGATCGCGCCCTTTCCGTACTTCGGCGGTAAGCGGACAGTTGCGGCCGACGTGTGGAAGCGCCTGGGCGAGCCGTCGCAATACATCGAGCCCTTCTGCGGATCGGCGGCAGTCTTGCTTGCGGCCCCGCGCCCAGCCGCCCTTGAGGTGGTCTGCGACGCGAGCGGCTTCATCGCCAACTTCTGGCGAGCGGTCAAGCATCAGGCGGCGGCGGTTGCCGAGGCGGCCGACTATCCGGTTTCACATATCGACTTGGGCGCCCGGCATATCTGGCTGATGGCGCAGCGCGACCGGATCGGCGCGGGCCTGCAGGATGCGGAGTGGCCGGGAGACGCCAAGGTCGCCGGGTGGTGGCTTTGGGGCCAGTGCTGTTGGATCGGGTCCGGCTGGTGCGAGTGGGAGCGGGCAGGTACCGCACGCCGGCAACGCCGGGATGGGGATACAGGCAGTCGGGAAGGTCTCGACGCCAGCTCCGCCGGGATGGGGATACAGGCGGTCGGGAAGGTACCGCACGCCAGCTCCGCCGGGAGGGGGATACAGGCGGTCGGGCAGGTACCGCACGCCAGTGACGCCGGGAGGGGGATACAGGCGGTCGGGCAGGTACCGCACGCCAGTGACGCCGGGAGGGGCGCTCTCCTAACCAGTTCTGGCCGCGCCGCATGGGGATGGCTGCACAAGCTCGCCGACCGCCTGGAGAGGGTGCGGGTCGTTCACGGCGATTGGTCGCGCTGCCTCAATAACCACTTCGGCGGCGACGATACCGCCGTGTTCCTCGACCCGCCTTATCGCTCGTATGAAAAGCTCTACGGCGAGTCGACGCCGGTTGCCGATGCCGTCGAGGCGTGGGCTCGAAAGAACGCGCACCTTCGCGTTGCTCTCTGCGGGCACCGGGGCGATTACGACCTGCCGGGCTGGGATGCCGTCGACTGGTCACGCGGCCGGCTGACCTACGGCGGCAAGCAGACGACCGACAAGGAATGCGTCTGGTATTCGCCGGCCTGCCTGCCCGTTGAGACGGCGCAGATCCCTCTCTTCCCCACGGAGGCCGCATGACCCTAAGCACGCTCCAAACACACAACGCCACCGATGGCGCAGGGGTTGCGCGATGGACGGAAGAGCACGACGCGCTCCTCAAGGCCGAGTGGGCGAAGGGAACGCCCGCCCGTGAGATCGCCGCCATGCTGACCGCACAGGGCTTTCCGCAGACGAAGAACGGCATCCTCGGTAGGGCGCACCGGAAGCGGCTTCCACGGCACGAGAACGCCAGCGGCGAAGCCGTGGTCAAGCAAGCCCCTGTCGACCTGACGAAGCCCACGGGCTGCCGCTGGATCGACGGAGACGCTGCTGGCTGGCAGTCCAAGTGGTGCGACGCGCCTCTGGCTGATCCGGCTGAGAGCTGGTGCGAGCATCACCGGAGCATCGTCTTCAGGCCGAGGACCGAGGCCGAGGTGCAGGCAGCGGCGGGCGTCTACAAGAACAAGAGGGCGGCATGAGCAGCGAGACGGCCCCGATCATCCTGTCTGCCGCGCAAAAGCGGGTTTACGACACCGTCTATTCTTTGACGGAGCGCGGCCGGAACGTCTGGATCGGCATCCTGGCCGTGGACGGCCTACCGGAATCGACCGTGCGTCACGCCCTTCGCATGATGAAGGCCCTCGGCATACTCAACGTCGACGACGTGCCGCAGTACCGGTTCCGTCGATTTGAGATCAAGGTTTGGCCGCACCGGATCGCGTCAGGCACCTACAAGGACGTGATGCGGTCACGCATGGGCAGTGCGGACAGATCGCCCTGGGCGTCCGACACCAAGCGCATTCGTGACGATGGCCGCTTCGGCGATGAATGGCGGGCTCGGAACATGCCCGACTACGAGGACGATCCGCGCATTCCCGTGACCCTCCCGCGCTATGCCAAGGCGCCGCCCCGGCCGGATGCGAGGTCGCTGTGAACGATCGCCAAAGCATGAAAATGGGCGGCCCCGCCTTTGAAAAACAGGTGGGTGATTTGCGCCGCTGCGGTCTAAGCGATTGCGAAATCGCGAAGAAACCCGGCGTGCATTTCAGCAAAGTGGCTCGTGCCCAAGAGGGCTTAAGCAAGAGAATTGTATCTGTTCCGTTAGTGAAAAATATGTGGATGATGAGTGGCGCGTCCACCAAGGAGCGCGCATGACAGACCCGGTCTTTTTCCCAGGCACGACGCGGATCACGGCGCCCCCGCCGGCCATCAACCTGCCCGTCAACTACGAGGCGGAGCAGGGGTTGCTCGGCGCGCTGATGGTCAACAATCGGGCGCTCGAGCGGGTGCGGGATTTCCTCGAGCCTGAGCACTTCGCCGACCCCGCGCACGGGCGCATTTTCGACGCCATCAGGAAGACCGTGGACAAGGGCCATCAGGCCAACCCGGTCACGCTGAACGCCTTCTTTCAGGTCGACGGCGGCTTGGCCGAAGTCGGTGGCCCGGCCTATCTCGTCAAGCTCGCTGGCGCCATCGTCGCCATTGTCAACGCCGAGGACTACGGCCGGACCATCCTCGAGCACTGGCAGCGCCGGACGGCCATCACGACCATGCTCGAGATGATCGGGCGCTGTGCCCAGCCGGAAGTTGGCGAGGATGGCGGCGGCTTCCTCGAGGAAGCAGAAGAGCGCTTCCACCGGATCGCCACCCGGTCGGAGAAGCGCCGCGGCCTGATCCATATCTCCGTCGCCGTCCAGGGCGCGCTCGAGCAGATCGAGGCGGCCTACAAGTCCGGTGGCTCGAGCGGCCTGGCGACGGGCCTCCGGGATCTGGATGCCCTTTCTGGCGGCCTGCACCCGGGCGAGGTGACGATCATCGCGGCGCGGCCTTCGATGGGCAAGACGGACCTGGCCGTGAACGTCTCCGCCGCGGTCGCCGAGGCCGGCAAGTCAGTGGGCATCTTCTCGCTCGAGATGTCGGCCGAGGAGATCACCAAGCGGATGCTTGCCCGGCTCTCGACCATCCCCGCCGACCGGCAGCGGGGAGGGCGGGTCTCCCACCACGAGATGCTGTCCCTGGCCGAAGCCTCGAGGCAACTGGACAGCCTGACCCTGCATATCGACGACACCCCGGCGCCGACCGTGGACGCCATCAGTGCTCGAGCACGACGGCTTCAGCGGAGGAGGGGGCTCGACCTGATCGTGGTCGACTACCTGCAACTGATCGCCCCCGGCAACTCGAGGAACCGGCGGAACGCCAACCGCACCGAGGACGTGACCGAGATCAGCCGGGCGCTCAAGGTGATGGCGAAGGAGATCGGGGTTCCGGTGATCGCCCTCTCCCAGCTCTCGAGGCAGGTGGAAAGTCGGGAGGACAAGCGCCCGCAGCTTTCCGATCTGCGGGAGTCCGGCGCGATCGAGCAGGACGCCGACGCGGTGATGTTCCTCTATCGCGAGGAATACTATGCCTCGAGGGAGGAGCCGCAGCAGAAGACCGGCCAAAGCGCATCCGACTACGCCATGAAGCTCGCCGACCACAACGACCGCCTGCGGGCCTGCCAGGGCATCGCCGAGGTGATCGTCGCCAAGAACCGGATGGGGCCGACCGGAACGGCCAAGCTCTACTACCTGCCGGCACAGAGCCGGTTCGGCAATCTCGCCGTCGTCGCTGGCGCCGCGGTAGGTGGCTGATGGCCCGCATCCGCACCGTCAAGCCTGAGTTCTGGTCGTCGGAACAAATCGTCGAATGCTCGCCGATGGCTCGCCTTCTGTTCATCGGTTTGTGGAATTTCTGCGACGACGACGGAATTCACCCGGCAAGCGCCAAGACGATCAAGGCGCGCGTGTTCCCGGCCGACGACATGGACTCGGCGACTGTTCGCCGAATGCTCGACGAATTGTCGTCGCACGGCCTCATCCAATTCTATGTCGTGGATGATGTGGAATATCTGTGGGTTACTGGATGGGCGAAGCATCAGAAGGTCGAGCGCCCGAGCTACAAATACCCGAAACCACCAAAAACGAAGAAGAAGATCGACACTCAATCGCCGAATGATCGTCGAACGCTCGACGCGCGCCACCCCCCGGAGTTGGAAATCGGAAGGGAGTTGGAAAACGACGACGACGCGCGCGTGACGCCTCCGCCTCTCGACGGCCCTGCAAAGCCTCGAGATCCCAACCTCGATCTGGCTCGAGAGATCATCGCCGCCTATGGCCGAGCCGTGCAGGAGGTTTGGAATCTGCCGACCGCGCCGATGCCGAAATGGGGAACCGGGAAGGGCGACCTGCCGACCGCCGCGGCCTGGGCTCGAGACGGGGTGACGCTCGACCTGGTGCTCGAGGTGCTGGGTCCGGTGCTGGCGAAGAAGCGGGACCAGCCGACCGACAACGAGCCACCCGGCGGGCTGATCTACCTCGACAAGGCCGTTCGCCGGAAGCTGGCGGAGATCGTCGGCAAGCCTGCCGAGCCCGTGGACCCGGTGCTAGACGCGACCGCGCAACGCTACATCGCCGCGGTGAAGGCGTGGAAGGACGGGGGCAAGGTCGGCGAGATGCCGCGGCTTGAGGCGCCGGCTGTGGTCCCGCCAGAGTGGCAAACGCTTGAGATCCCCGCCGCTTGTGACCGGAGAACCGCATGACCGCTTCAGTCCTCGTGGTCTTCGTGTCTACAGCGGGCAGCAAGGCTGCCGGGCAGGCGTCATGAGCGACGATGAGATCGTGATTCTATGCGTCAATTGTCGGTTTTTCGACGCTTCTGGGCCTTTTTGCCGACGGTATGCTCCGCGCCCTGTTCGTCGGCGCTTGCTTAGCGACGACTGGTCTTACCTTGAGGATAAACAGGTCAAGGCAGGCGACACGGCAGGGTTAGCTTGGGATAGCCACTACTGGCCGCATGTGGACGAAAGAGACTGGTGTGGGGAGTACGAGGAAGCTGCGAGCGCGATAGTGACCGAAAGCATGTGGAGATCCGGGCGGCTTAGGCCCACCCCCATGCACCCCGGCGACCTTGGCATAGAGGAGGCGAGAGATGGCGACAGCTAAGCGCAAGCCGGTGAGCGTGAAGGCGTGGGCTCTCGTGGCGACGGACGGAACGCCGCTCAAGGGCGGGCACGGCCTCTGGATCGAGCCGTCACGACAGGCCGCAAGAAATCTCGCGCGAGCGTCAGATGGTTGGCGCGTCATCCGCGTGTCCGTGAAGGAGATCAGGAAGTGAGCGAGATCAAGAGCGAAGACGTGCGAGCGCTGGCTGCGGCGATATCCGATCTGGCGCGGGCGATCAACGCGCTACCGGACAAGCTGCGTGGGGGAGCCTCAACCGTCTTTCCATCGTCGGTGACCGTCTATCACGAGACGCAAAGAGCGGGGCCGCGCGGAGGCAATTGGGCCACGTGACCCCTCGTCCCGACACGCGGTCTCTCGGATTCTCCTGAGCAGCAGTTCAGCCCCTCTGAATCTTTCACGGAAACCCTGACCATGACCGACATAGCCAAGCTCAGAGACGACGTGATCAAGGCGGCGAAGGCGTGGGGTGCGGCGCCAAAGCGGGCAGAAAACAACTCGGCCCTTAGCGAGCAGATGGCGCTTTACCGAGCCGTGCAGGTTCTCCAGGCGGTCGAGGAGGCCAGCAAGAAGCCGAGGCTGCGGACGGCCCTTACCTTTGCCTGCGATATGAACGGCGACATGGTGGCGGCTGCGCCTTTCGTCACCCAGCAGATCATCCGCGCCCGCGACGCCGAGTGGATGGCGGCCATCAGGCCGCTCGCCCGCGAGATATTCGACGGTAGCCAAATCGTGCGTCTGGCCGACATCGAAGCCCTGGCGGAGAGCGCGAAGTAATGGCCAATCCTCCCTATCCATATCGGGACCGCCGCTATGACCACATGTTCCCGCACGCGGCAAGCGGCACGGAACTCGGCGTGCTCATGGAGGCGAAGCTCCGGCGGGCGGAGGAGAAGGCTGTCAGCAGTCTCACCGCTGCCCTGTTCTTCCCAGAGGGCCGCGAAGCCTACGCGAGGAAGCTGGACAAGCTGATCGAGAGCATGGAGGGCGAATGAGCGAGGACATGATCGAGACTGTGGCCCGGGCGATCTTTAGGGCGCGCATCGCCCAGGGCGGACCTGGGAGCACGATGATGGTGTGGCCATTGTGTCCAGAAGCGGCTTGGTGTCGAGATACGGCCCGTGCCGCCATCTCCGCCATGCGCGAGCCGCCGAAGCGGGTGATTGATGGGTGCTACGACCGCCTCATGGAACTGAGTGTTGGCAACCCGGAGGGAGAGCCGGAGATCGTATGGCGAGCCATGATCGACGCCGCCCTCAAGGAGCCGGCATGACCGACCTCCTCGCCGAAGCCCGCGCCCACCTGAAGGCCGCCCCAAAGGCCGACGCCGGCTCTCTGGACTTCATCTGGCTCCAGAACCTGAACCTCCTGCAGCACATCATCGACATGGCGGAAACCCCCGCCCAGGCGATGCAGGCGGTCAACCGCTTCGCCTTCTACGACTTCACCTGCACGACCCCCATCCTTGAGCCCGCGGTGAGGTGGTATCAGCAGGCTCTGCTTCGGCTCTACGCGCGATCGGCGCCGTTCAGCGAGAGCGAATTGCTGGCCGACGACCGCTGCACCATGTGGGGCGATCAGCGGGTGTCCGCCGACATGCTCTATCGCCTCCTGACGGTCGCGACCCTGACGAAGAAGGGCCTAGACCTTCACGGCTCCCCCGCCATCCTCGAAATCGGCGGCGGCTACGGCAGCCTTGCGCGCACCATCATGGGCCTCAACCACAAGGCCAGGTACGTGATGATCGACCTCCCGGAGACCCTGTTCTTCGCCGAGGTCTTCCTGCGCCACAGCTTCCCCGACAAGCCCTTCGCCTATGCGGACGAGAGCGGCTGGCCCGACACCGCGGAAATCGTCCTGGTCCCGACCCAGCTCCGCCGGCTCCTGACCGGCCAGCAGTTCGACCTGGCAATCAACACCAACTCGCTCGGCGAGATGCCCCGCGACGAGGCTAAGGGATGGCTGGACTGGCTCGCCTCGGACATCCGCCCGGCCAAGCTGTTCTCGCTCAACCGCTTCCTCAACCGCGTGGACCAGGATCATTGGAACAACCGCCAGCACGCCGCCGGCATGAACTTCCTCTGGCCCAGGGACTGGCGCATCCTCGACTGGCAGGTGAACCCCACCTACGAGCGCTGCCCGTACTACATGAGCATCGTCACCCGGAACCTGCACATCATCGCCGACCTCGAACCCTACACCGTGGACGAGGACCGGATGACGCAGACCCTCGACGACATCGCGCACATGGACTTCCGCCGGAAGCCGACGTGGAAGGACTTCAACCTTGTCGAAGGCAACGAGCGCCCGATGATGGCGAAGGGCTGGCCCGACCTCACCCCCGACCTCACCACGTCAGGACCGCTCTACGCCCTGTGGGAGGCCCGGAGACAGGGGCGGAAGGTCGACCACCTCCTCACCGACTACCTCGACATGCTCGGCGGGGGAGGGGCAGGATTCGAGGAGATGTGGTGGCTGAGCAGAGGAGGGGCGTGATGGTTGAGATTGTCCTGATAGGCGTCGGCGCCTTCGCCTTGGTGGTCTGCCTGATATTCAAATACTTGCCCGATGGGCCGGCGCCAGGGCGGCAGCCTGACGGATCATTTGTGATACAGACGGCGTTCTGCGCGATCCGGCTGGAGCACCCCGAGGCATTCCTCATCCGGTACGAGGAAGAGCGCGACCGCATCAGGGCCGAGCACGCGGGCCGCAAGATGTTCGAGCACGGGGCCGGGATCTGACATCCGCCAAATCAGATCCGGCCCAGACCTGATCCGTCGCACTCCCCCATTGTGAACCAATCGCCCGGCTGATTTCACATTCCGATCTTGTGGAATGCGGAAAACAGTCCTAAAATGCGTGAGGCCGGCAGGGTGCGACCCCTAACCGGCCTCAGTTGGTCGTCTGTGGCGACAGTCCGACCGACATTGCGAAGCGAGATATAGCGCGGATGCGCCCAATTCTCAAGCCGACCAATCCGATGTGTCGCCCACGGTTCGACCGGCTCCCGCTACCCAAAGCCGGTGGAAAGCGCCGGGCTCTTCACCCTGCCGAGCAGGGGCTTCCGGCCCTCGGGATTGCGCCACAGCGGGTTCCGGGCAGTCTGGGCACGCGAACGGCATCTAAACGTCGCGCCACCTGCGTCAACGGTGGGCCGGGGCGGTCAGGCCACCGCCGGGGCTCTCAGGGCTTCGGGAACGGCACCCAGACGATAGGCGCTGCAACTGTGGGCCTCAACCGCATCGACCCTTATGGGGCCGGGGCATTGCGGAAGGCGGACTATGCCCGCCGGTAGGCCCAGCAGCTTCACCCAGGCCAAGGCCGACCTCATCTGCGAGCGTATCGCCGGGGGAGAAACCCTGCGCCAAGTGTGCCGGGACGAAGCCATGCCGGAGCAGCGGACGGTATTTCGGTGGCTCGCAGCGAACGAAGGATTCCGTCAGCAGTACGCGCACGCGCGCGAAGCCCTGATGGAGCACTTCGCAGACGAAATCATTGATATTGCTGAGGATGGGTCGAACGACTGGACTGAGCGTGAGACCAAGGCGGGGCGGATCGAGGTGGTTGACCGGGAGGTGATCGAGCGGTCGCGCCTGCGGATCGAGGCCCGCAAGTGGCTGATGGGCAAGTGCGCGCCGAAAAAGTACGGCGACAAGGTGACCCAGGAGCATACGGGGCCGAACGGCGGCCCCATCGAAACCCGCAACCTGTCCAAGGCTGAGGCCGACAAGCGGATTGCCGAGCTGACGGCCAAGCTGGCGCTCCCAAAGCCGCGTGCCTGACGACGCCGCCACCCCTGACCAGCTTGAACTGATCGCCCTCCTTGAGGGGCGCCTGATCGACCGCGCCGCTCAATCCCTCCCCGATTACGTCCGCTACGTCCCCATCCCCGGCGTCCCCGTTACCGATGACCCCGACTGCGAGGAATACTATCCCGATCAGGTAACCCCGGCGCTCCACCACCTGCTGATGCTCAACACCCTGGAGCGGGTGATCCTAGGAGAGATCCGAAACGTCATGCTGTTCCTTCCCCCAGGGTGCGGGAAGTCCGTGTACGCCAGCGTGATCTTCGCCACCTACTTCATGGGGCGGATGCCGAATGAGCCGCTGATTGCGGTCAGCTACGGGGACGATCTGGCCAAGAAGTTCGGCCGGCGCTGCCGATCGGTGGTGCGCTCACCCGAATACCAGCGGGTGTTCAAGACCACGCTCCAGACCGACAACCGGGCGGTGGACGATTGGGCGCTTGAGAATGGCGCCGCCTACATGTGCTGCGGCGTGCTGGGAGGGGTGACTGGCAACCGGGCCAAGTTGCTACTGATGGACGACATGATCCGCGGCAGAGAAGACGCGGATAGCCCGACCATCCGCGAGAAGGTCTGGGAAGCCTACAAATCCGACCTTCGCACGCGCCTGAAGCCAGGCGGGGCCAAGGTCTATATCGGCACTCGCTGGCACGCCGACGACCCCGCAGGGCGCATCCTGCCCCCGGACTATGACGGGCGGTCGGGGTGGGTCACAGCTCAGGACGGGGAGCAATGGTTCGTCGTCAACCTTCCCGCTCAATGCGAGCGAGATGATGATCCGCTTGGGAGAAATGAAGGCGAGTACCTTTGGACCGAGTGGTTCCCCGTCGCTCATTGGGAGCAAGAGAAGGTCAGCCAAGGCATCCGTAATTGGGCGGCTTTGTATCAGCAGAGACCCGCGCCTGAGTCGGGCAATTACTTCCTCGCCGAATGGCTGCGCTGGTACGACCCCGCCTCGATTCCCGCCCATCTCTCCATCTACATGGCAGCCGACTATGCCGTGACTGATGGCGAGGGCGACTGGACGGCCTTCGGCGTGATCGGCGTGGACCCGGACGACAATATCTTCATCCTGCATTACGAGCGGATGCGGACGGCTTCCGACGTCTGGGTAGAGCGCGCCTGTGACCTCATCCTGGAGTGGGGGCCGGTCGAGTTCATTCAGGAAAAGGGCCAGATCGAGAAGGGCGTCGGCCCGTTCATGGCCAAGCGCCAGCGTGAGCGGAACGCCTACTGCACGCACAAACTCTATGCCTCGGCCGCTGACAAGCCCACCCGTGCCCAGGCGATCCGCGGCAGGATGGCCCAGGGCAAGGTCTATCTGCCCCTGGTCAAAGCCGCGGCTGAAATCCACACAAAAGAAAAGTATAAATGGGTTGATCCACTGGTGAACGAGGTGTTAAAGTTCCCCGTGCTCGGCGTGGACGATCAGGTTGACGTGTTGAGCCTGTTCGGCCGGCGCCTGGCAGAGATGGCGCGTCCGAGCGTCCCCCCGCCCCCCGTGGATTGGTCTGCGGTCGCGGCCGAAAAGCCTACATGGAACTCGGTCGTGGCCGACATTGACCGCCGGGACAGCCGGCAGCGGGGGCGCATCTCATGAACAGCTACGGCGTCTTCACCCCAGGGCCGACCTACGCGATCGGGGCGACTGCGAGCAGCGTTGCCGTGGCCTTCGGGTCGACCAACATCGGTAATACGCTCTGGCTCTACAACTCGGGCTCCGTGATCGTCTACGTGGCGCTCGGCAGCTCGACCGTGACGGCTGCGGTTGCGACCACCTCCTGGGCCATGGGCTCGACGCCCATTCCTCCGGGCGTGCTGGTCGTCATGTCGAGAGGCGATCAGACGCATATCGCGACAATCTGCGCCGGGTCGGGATCGACCACGCTCAATGTGACGGTCGGCGAGGGCTTCTAGGCATGGCGCGGCTTCACCGCCGCTTCGCTTCTGGGGCGTATGGGCTTCCGGTGCCGGGACTGGCGCTGGACTTCATCAACAATCCCGCCTCGGCACTATCGCTTCTGACGTTTACCCGGGCGTCGAGCGGAACATATTTCGATTCTGCTGGCATGATCCAGACGGCGACAACGAACGTTGCGCGCCTGGACTACAACCCCTCGACCCTAGTCGCCCTCGGCCTCCTGATCGAGGAAGCCCGGACCAACGTCATCCTCTGGACCCGCGACCTGACGAACGCGGCATGGACGGCCAGCAACGTCACGCCGCTCAAGAATATCACTGGCATTGACGGAGTAGCGAACAGCGCCAGCCGGATCACCGCGACGGCCGGGAACGGCACGATCCTCCAGGCGATCACGCTGGCATCTTCGGCGAGGTTCCAGACCGCATGGGTGAAGCGGATCACGGGGACCGGCGTCGTCAACATGACGATGGACAACGGCGCGACCTGGACGGCGGTCACGGTCACGGCTGCTTGGACCCGCGTCTCGATCCCGACGCAGACGCTGGCGAACCCGACCGTGGGCTTCCAGATCGTCACCTCGGGCGATGCGATAGCCATCGACTACGTGCAGAACGAGAACGGCACCTTTGCCACGTCCTCGATTGCGACGACGACTGCCTCGGTTACTCGGGCTGCCGACGTGTGCTCGATCCTGACGAGTGCGTTCCCGTTCAATGCGAGCGCGGGGACGATTGTCGCGGAGGCCATGATCCCGGCCGCCGTGAGCGGAAAGAACCCAGGATCGGGCTCCCTGAACGACGGCTCTGGCAATAACCGCATCGACATGATTGTGCGCGGATCGGACCTGCTGACCTTTGGCGAGGTCAATTCCGGCGGCGCAGCTCAGGCGAGCATGAGTGTTGCGACTGCTTCGCTCAATGTTGCGTACAAGCAGGCTATCGCCTATGCGGCCAATGATTTCGCCTACACCTGTAACGGCGGGACGGTGCAGACGGATACGTCGGGGACGGTTCCGACCGTTGATCGACTGAGCCTCGGCGTCCAGTTCACGTCGAACAACTGGCTCAATGGCTACCTGCGCAAGGTCGCCTACTACCCGACGCGCCTCGCAAATACGCAACTTCAAGCCCTGACGGCGGCCTGAGATGCGAGACCTATACCTCCGCGCCACGACCGAAGCCGCGCTCCTCTCCGCCCTCGATGCTGCCGGGCTTGTTGGTGAAGGCGGTCCTATCCAGGTCAGCCACACCCACGCGCTCGACGTGATCGGCGCCCTGCCGGGGAAGGTCGGGTATCACGCGAACCTGCGCATCACGGGCGAGCCGCACGCCGCCCTTGCGAGCGTCACCATCGCAGAGCCGGACAATCCGATGAGGGTGTGGGCATGACCTCCCAGCCGGGAACGCCGGTCGAGACTGACAAGGACTTCGGCGCCGCCGACGATCCCCGGGCTTTCGTCCGCAAGTGGACGACCGAAATCGACTTCGCCGGGCGATCCCAGAGCCGGTTCGAGGACCGGGCCAAGAAGATCGACCGCCGGTATCGGGACGACCGTGAATCCCAGGCCATCCCGGCGCCGAAGAAGTTCAACGTGCTGTGGGCGAACATGCAGGTTTCCATGCCTGCCCACTACAGCCGGAAGCCCGAGGCCGTGGTCGAGCGCGAGCACGGGGACGGAGATCCTGTCGGCCGCGTCGCCTCGATGATCCTTGAGCGGTCGCTGAAGTCGATCCTGGAAGACGACCCGTTCAACCAGGTGATGGAGGGGGTGGTCCAGGACCGGCTCCTGGTCTCCCGCGGCACGGCATGGGTCCGATATGTGCCGAGCTTCAAGATGGTGCAGCCGGACCCCCTGGTGGCGCAGGCGCTCGGCGCGGATGGGCAGCCTCTGCCGCCGGCCAACCACAACGGCGGGCCGCCGCTCACCGAGGACCAGCCGACCGAGACGCCGGGCCAGTTTCGCCTCCCGGACGGGACAATCGTCGGCTCCGACTCGGTCATGGTCTCAGACGACAACGAGTACCTGTATGCGCCGCCCTCCTATGAGGAGGTGGCGTTCGACGAGGTGGTCAACGACTACGTCCATTGGTCGGATTTCCGACATACTCCGGGAAGGAGGTGGTCAGAGGTCTGGTGGGTCGGGCGCCGGGTTCATTGGACCAAGGACGAGGTTGCGGCCCGGTTCGACAAGCCCGACGTGATGGCGCGGATGCGCCGGACGGAGCCCATCGCCGGCAAGATCCCCTACAACTACGACGCGGCGAAGGACAATTCCCGCGTCGACCAAGGCACCCAGAGCGATCCGTACAAGAAGGCGGAAATCTGGGAGATTTGGGACAAGCACAAGCGCGAGGCCATCTGGATTGCCAAGGACTATGGCGACCAGGCGCTCGACCGCCTGCCGGACCCGCTGAAGCTCTCCAACTTCTTCCCGTGCCCCCGTCCTCTGTGGGGGACGATGAGCACGGACAGCCTGGAGCCGATCCCGGACTACTACGAGTACCAGGACCAGGCGGCCCAGCTGGACGAGCTGACCGACCGCATCTCGCTCCTGACCGATGCGCTGGCCGTCCGGGGCGTGTACGACAAGGGCAATTCCGGCATTCAGAACCTGCTGACCGGCAAGCCCGAGAACGCGCTGATCGCGGTCGACAATTGGGCGATGTTCGCCGAGAAGGGCGGGCTCAAGGGTGCGGTCGACTGGTTCCCGATCGACATCGTGGCGTCCACGCTGACGGCTCTCGTCGCCCAGCGCGAGGTGATCAAGCGCGACCTGTACGAAATCTCGGGCATGTCGGACATCATCCGGGGCGAGGGACGGGCCGAGGAGACGGCGACGGCCCAGGCGCTGAAGGGCAAGTTCGCGACCCTCCGACTGTCGCGCTCCCAGCAGGACGTCCAGCGGTTTGCCCGCGACCTGATCCGCCTCGATGCCGAGGTCATGTCGCTGCACCTTCAGCCGAACACGCTGATGCTGATGTCGAGCTTCGACCTGATGACGGCAAACGACCCGGATGAGGCCGCGCTGTTCGATCCGGCCGTCCAGCTTCTCAGGGACAACAAGCTTAGGGCGTGGCGGATCGACATCGAGACGGATTCCACGATTGCGCTCGATGAGGAAGCCGAGCGGAAGGGCATCACCGAGTACCTAACGGCGCTCGGCAACGTCATGCCGCAGCTGATGGAGCTTGTGAAAGCCGCTCCGCAGATGATGCCGTGGGCCATCGAGACCCTGAAGATGGTGGCGCGGAAGTTCCGGGCCGGCCGCTCGGTCGAGTCGGCGCTGAACAAGGCGCTTGACGAGCTTCAGAAGGCTGCATCCCAGCCGAAGCCGCCGGACCCGGAGACGATCAAGGCAACCGCGGCGGCCGAGAAGACGAAGGCGGACATCGCCAACATCGGCTCGCAGATCCAGGAGCGCCAGCACCGCATCCAGCTCGACACGGTGAACACGCTCGGCACGCAGGAGCTCGACAAGTCGAAGGAGGCCCGGGACGACGCGGTGGCCGCGCATGACATGGCGCTCTCGACCATGGATGCGCTGGTCAAGCCGGTGGTCGGCGTGCCCGGAGGGATGAGTGCGAACGGTGCCGTCCGTCAGTAAAGATCAGGCCGCGTTCTTCCGTCTGGCCGCGCATGACCCGAAAGTCGCGGCAGAGCACGGCATCTCGCACGCCCAAGCCAAGGAGTGGATGGCCGAGGACCAGAAGCAGGGGGAGAAGAACCTGCCGAAGCGGTCGCACCGGGAGGCGATGGCGAAGAAGCTCAGGGGGAAGGAATGAAATCCACCCCCGAAACCCGCAAGCTCGGCCGCCTCGTCCGCGAGATGACGGTCATGGAGCGCGTCGGGCAGATAAAGACCATGGCGGAGTGGACCAAGCTCGGCGCAACCCGCCATACGCGCGAGAAGATCGCGAAGAAGCTGAGAGGGAAGGGATGAGCGGCCTAGTGTGCAAAACCTGCGGGAAGGAAGTGACATTCGGCCCCGTGCTCAACAACGGCCGGAACGAATGGCGGAGGTGCGGATGCAAGAAGAAGTAGCCGATACGCGCACGCCGAGGCAGCGCCGCCGGGCCTTCGTCCGCGAGGCCGAGGATATCGCCTTTTCGCAGCGCAAATCATGGACGCGCGCTCTTCATAACAAGGTTGCCGCCATCGCCCGCAATGACGCCTTGACGTGGGAGGAGAAGAGCGAGCGGACGCTGGCGCTGATCGACGCCGCTCCGAGCTTCTGGCCGGTCACAACCATCGAGGAACTGCTGGAAGCCATCGGCGCCGCGGCGCTCTCCTACGGGATCGAGCTGACGATTGCGCTAAGGGCGGATCTCCGCGCGGCATTGGAGGACAAGCCCGTCCCCCTCGTCGCCCACCAGCGGACGCTTGAAATCTTCGCCAAGCACAAAGACATGCAGCAGATCCAAGCAATTGGCGCCCTTCAGGCGCAGACGAGGCACTGATGGCCCGCGAGTCCTGGCGCTTCGACCGCGCGACCGGAAAAGCCGTCCTGACCGAGAGCTTCGGCGACCCGATCAAGGCCAAGCCCTTCATTTCTCCTAATTCCACATTTACAAGACGTGGAATTAGTGTTATCAGCGACATCGAGACGTACCAATCTCCCATCGACCGAACGGTTATCCGCAGCCGGTCGGAACACAGGGACCACATGAGGCGTCACAACGTGGTCGAACTAGGCACCGAGAAGATGCACGCGCCGATCCGGGCGCCGCGTCCTCGCGCCGGCCACGACATCAAGAAGGCAATCGAGATGGTCCGCTCCGGCCACAGGGCCGAGCGTGGCGATTTCAACCCCTCCGAAACCAAAGTGATCCGGGGCTGAGATGCCAGAGGGTGGTCCGTCGATCCGCGATGCCATTTCGAGCGCCATGACGAGCGCGGGCTCAGGCGGCTCACCCGCGGATTCTGCCGGGAGCGCCAGCGGCCCCTCTTCCGCTCCAGCCCCCGCAGCGGCGCCCTCTGGCACCGATCAAGTCACGCCGTCGACGCTTGGCGGCACCGAAATTCCCACCGGCCAGGACACCGGAAACGCGGGCAAAGGCCCCGTCCGTGCGTCTGACGGAAAATTCGCGCCGAAAGGCCCGACCGACCCTGCACAGCAGGCCCCGGCGGCACTTCCGGCAAAATCCCCCGATCCTGCCGCAAAGCCGGAGGACGCGAGCGCATCGGCGCCGCCCATCCTCATGCCGAGCGGTTGGGGGAAAGAGAACGCCGAGGTCTGGAAGGCGCTCCCTCGCAACCTGCAAGAGGTTGTCGAGAAGCGCGAGAAGGACCGCGACCGGGCTCTCCACCAGGAACGCAATAAACTGCAGGTTCAGCTGAAGAACTTCGACGCCTTGGGCCAGGTCATCCAGCCGAGGGCTCGTGAGATGGCGATGGGTGGAGGACCAGCGGCCTATATCGGCCGGCTCCTCGCGCTCAACGACGCCGCGAACGAGAACCCGCTCGGATTCGCCCATTGGTTCTTGAAGCAGAACGGCATCGATCCTGCCTCACTGGCCGCCGGCTCTCAGCAGACGGCGCCCGTCGATCCGAACGTCAAGGCCCTTCAGGACCAGATCGCGCGCCAGAACCGCGTGATCACCGAGTTGGGCAATCGCTTCCAAGGAACCGCCCAGGCCCGGGAAACCGAGGCTCAGACGGCCATGCTCCAGACCATCGACAGATGGGCCGGAGAGACGGAACAGGACGGCACTCTCAAGCGCCCGTACTTCGAGCGCCTGGAGCCGCAGATCCTGGCCCTTCTCCCCATCGTTCAGCAGGAGATGCCCACGGCATCGCCGACCGAACGCCTGGAGGCGGCCTACGACCGGGCGGTCTATGCCCATCCCGAGACACGTTCGGCCGTCCAGCAGATGGCCGAGGCGAAGCGGGTGGCCGAGGACAATGCCAAGCGCGCGAAGGCCGTCGAGGCGGCCAAGCTGGCGGGCACGTCCATCGGTGGAAGCACGGCTCCGAACGCGGGCTCGGTCCCGCTGAAGAGCGTTGGCGCGGAGCTGCGACGGGTGCGCGATCAGCTGAAGGGACGTGCGGCTTAGGTCCAACCTCCGTTCCCGGAGACCTGAGTCATGGCAACGTCGCCGAATACCAACTACGCGGAGATCGCCGCAACCACGATCGAAAACCGATCGGGCGTCCTCGCGGACAACTACACCACCAACACGGCCCTCCTCTATCGCCTGAAGGAGCGCGGCAACAAGAAGCCGATCGACGGCGGTCGCGTGATCCTGGAGGAGCTGTTCTACGCCGAGAACGGCACCTACAAGCGCTATGCCGGCTATGAGCAGCTGGACATCACGCCGCAGAGCGTGATCACCGCCGCTCAGTACAACATCAAGCAGGCGGCCATCTCGGTCAGCATGTCCGGGCTGGAAGAGCTGCAGAACTCCGGCGAAGAGGAGATCATCAACCTCCTCGAATCCCGGATCGAGAACGCCGAAGGGTCGTTCCTCAACAACCTGTCGAACGACATCTACTCGGCGGGCACGGCGGACGGCGGCCTCCAGATCGGCGGCCTCCAGCTGCTCGTCTCCGATGCCGGCACCGGCACCGTGGGCGGCATCGACTCCGGCACCTGGACGTTCTGGCAGAACCAGACCTTCTCGTTCGCCACCAACTCGCTGGTGCCCTCGTCCGCGACCATCCAGACGGCGATGAACCGGATGTGGCTCGCGACCAAGCGCAACCGGGACGAGACGGACCTGATCGTCGCGGACAACATCTACTTCCGCTACTACCTGGAGAGCCTTCAGGCTCATCAGCGCTTCACCAACGAGGGCCTGAAGAACGCCGGGTTCTTTAATCTGAAGTTCTTCAACGCCGACGTGGTGTGCGACGGCGGCTACGGCGGCGACGCTCCGGCTTCGCACATGTACTTCCTCCAGACGAAGTACATCCTCTACCGCCCGCATCGCAAGCGCGAGATGGTCCCGCTCGACCCCAAGCGCTTCTCCGTCAACCAGGACGCCTTCGTGGTTCTGATCGGTTGGGCCGGCAACATGACCGCGCGCAACCGTCAGCTCCAGGCCGTCATCGTGGCCTAAAGGAGGGACACGCACATGTCTTCGACCAATCAGCCCCTCGGCCCGGCACAGATCGGGCCGGTTCTCAACGACGTGATGGTCGACCTCACGTCCGGCGGCGCCTACGACCTGGGGACCCAGGCGAGCGGCGCCTCCGGCCAGAGGTTCGTGTTCGTCCAGGCAGCGGAAGCGCTGGCCCTGGCGGATGCGATCGTGATCACGCCGAGCTACACCGCAGCGAAGGTGACCAAGACGCTCGTGGACAAGGGGTATCAGGTCGGCTTCGTGCCGCCCATGAATACCGGCGTGTCCTCGATCACGTCCGGCTACTACTTCTGGGCACAGGTCACGGGTGCGGGCTCGGTGAACTGCATCACCGGCTCCACGTCGTCGGTCTCCCCGGTCTACACGACCGCTTCGTCCGGCGCGCTCGGCACGTCTTCGGCCGGCCAATCGCTCGTGCGCGGCATCTTCTTCACCGCGGGGAATACGTCGGGTGCGACGGCCTCCCGTGCGGCGGTCTTCAACAACCCGCAGTCCGCGGCGTTTTAAGGAGATCGGCACATGACCATGTTCCGCGCTCCAAATGCGGACTCCTACATCTTCGGGGCGCCCGGTGTTCCGGGCGTCGCCGCCGGCAACAAGGGGGCCTTCGCCCGCTTCAGCCGCGTCGCCGTGAAGAACCTCCTGAAGTCCGACAAGGCAGGCTCGGACATCTTCCAGGAGGAGATCCACGTCCAGGTCCTGATGCCGGGCGATCCGCTTTCGATCCCCCAGCGCCGGGTGCGCCTGGCTGACGGCACGATCGTCGGCCAGGAGTGGATCGACGGCTTCCCGAAGGAGTGGGCGGCTTTCGAGGCCGGCAAGGACCAGATGCCGGACGGCACCGCCCTTGAGGAGTGGCCGCCCTGCACCATCTCGCTCCGCGCCACCTTGCGGGCGATCCACATCCATACGGTCGAGATGCTGGCGCACGCCAACGACGCGGCGCTCGAACGGCTGGGCATGGATGCGCGCAAGCTCCAGGCCAAGGCGCGAGCCTTCCTGGAGACCCGGGAGAACTCCGCCGCCTCGATGCGTCACGCGGCAGAGGCGGAAGCGGCACGTCAGGCCATGGCGGAGATGACCGCCAAGATGGAGGACATGCAGCGCCAGCTCGAACTGATCACCCGGTCGGGCAAGATCATGGCGGGCGCGGTCGAGGCGCAGGCCGAGCGGGCTCCGTATGTCCCTCCGGTGGACGAGATGAGCGCGGCGGCGATGGCCTCCGGCGCGACTCCGCTCGCCGACATCCCCGCTCAGATCCCGACGCGGCGCGGCCCCGGCCGTCCGCCGAAGCAGTAAGGAGCCAAGGCAATGGCAACCATCCAGGCTTTGGGCGGGGCGGGGCTCCCGGTCCTTCTCCAGCAGCTTCTCGGCTACGACGTGGCGACGGCGCTGACGGCGACGGGCACCACCCGCACCGATGCCTATGCTCTCACGGCATCGCTGTCGGTCTTCGGCACGGTGGCCTCCGGCACGGGCGCGGTTCTGCCGGCTATCACGTCCGCGGGGAACCCGCAGTACCAGCAGTTCTGGCTCGTGAAGAACGACGGCGCGAACGACCTCAAGGTCTATGCGTCGGGGTCCGACACGATCAGCGGAACGGCCGGGTCCACGGGCGTCACCGTTGTTTCCGCAGAGGGCGCCCTGTTCGCGCAGGTCTCGGGAACCGCGTGGATCGTCTTCCCGATGGGCACCTAAGAAGGCCCTAGGCCGTGACGCTCCTGACGCTGATCAACAACGTTCAGGACGAGATCAAGCTGCCGCGCTCGCCGACCGTCGTCTCCTCGACGGATCAGCAGGTGCGGCAGCTTCTCGCATTGGCGAACCGCGAGTGCCGGGAGTTCGCCTCTCAATACGAGTGGCCCCGTCTCAGGAAATTCCACGAGGTGATCCTGTCCACCGCGACGGGCACCTACGCGGCCACGTTCACGTCCGGCGCCTACTCGATGACGGTCGATACCGCGACCGGTATTGCGATCGGCATGACCCCACAGACCGATGGCGTCCCCATCGGGGCGACGGTCACGGACATCAGCGGCCTTACGATCACCATCTCGCTCCCGGTCACGCAGGACGCGACGGCGCAGGAGATCACCTTCGGGCAGGGCTCGTATGCGCTGCCCACCGACTTCGACCGGATCATCAACGATACCGAATGGGACCAGACCAACCGCTGGGCTGCCATTGGTCCCAACACGCCGCAGGATTGGGCGTGGATGACGCAGGGCATTGTCGCGCTCACGCCTCGTCGTCACTACCGGATCATGGGAGACGGCACGTCCGAGTTCTTCATCTGGCCGATCCCGATGACGGACGAGAACGGGCAGCTGCTCACCTTCGAATACATTTCGAGCGCCACCATCCTGCCAAAGCCGTGGGCCGCTTCTACCGTCTATGCGGTCAACTCGATCGTCTCCTACGGCGGCCGGGCCTACACCACGACCGGCGGAGGCACGTCCGGATCGGTTCCCCCGCAGGTCACGCGCGGCTCGGTCTCCGATGGCGGGGTGACGTGGACGTTCCTCTCCAACGGCTACACGCAGTTTGCGGCTGACACAGACATCACGATCCTGCCGCAGAACATCGTGGAGCTGGGCACGGTCTGGCGGTGGAAGCGGGCGAACGGGCTTCCCTACACGGACGACCGGCAGACCTGGGAGGATGCGGTCGGCCGGCTCATGACCCGGCAGGGCGGGGCGCCGACGCTCAACCTCTCCCGCCGCGTCTACAACCCCCTCATCGGCCCGTGGCAGGTGCAGGACGGCAACTTCCCGGGGCCGCCGTGAGGTTCCACCTGTCCACGATGAACCATCACGACATGGCGGCCGACACGCTGAAAGAGCAGATCGTGTGGCTGACCGAGGGCCTGGAAAGCCTTGGGCATACGGTTGGGTACTCGCACGACAACGGCGACGGCGACGCGATCAACATCCTGTGGGAGTCCTTCCATCCCATCGTGGCGCGGCAGCTTGTCGAGAGCGGCAAGAGATACGCGATTGTCGCGACCGAGATCCCGGACGGCGGAGGGTGGAACGGACACCGCAACCGCGGCTGGAAGACCCGGTGGAAGGGCTTCAAGCTCGCGGCCTCCAAGGCCGAGTTCATCTGGACGCTGATCCCTGAGTCCATCCATCAGTACGAAAAGATGGGGATCAAGGCGTCGTATCTCGAATACGGCTTTTCCGAGCGCCTGGTGATGAAGGGCAAGAAGAAGCGGGACATCGACTTCTTCTTCTACGGGGGATGCGGGGGGCATCGGCAGGACCGGATCAACGCGCTCGCCGGGGCTGGGTTTACCGCGCTTCACCCGGGCCAGATCCTGACGGCGGACGTGCGCGACGCGATGATGCGCCGGTCGAAGGTCATCCTCGGGCTCAAGTACGGCGAGGAGTGGGCCTACACGTCGGCGTCTCGGATTGGCCGCGCGATCCTCGGGAATTGCGCCGTTGCACATGAATGGACCGAGAAGGTTCTGCGACCCGCCCATCTCGTCCCGATGATGCCGAAGGGCGGCGATTGGGTCGAGTTCGCGGCCAGTGTCGCATCGAAGTGGAAGCTCCACGCAGAAAGCGCGATGGAACGCTACCGGCTGGAGATGCCGATCAAGCGGACCATGGAAGCCGCGCTTGAAGGTGTGATGTGACCGGCTTCGACATGACCATGCCGCTCGATGCGCCAGAAGAAGGGACACGAGAGAAGATCGCGCGTGCGCTTCGTGGGGCTGTAGATCGGTTCCGTGGCCTCGATCCGGCGACCGGCGAGACGGACTACTGGGGACGTGGCGGCCTCTCCGGGATGCTCGGGATGGAGCCCTGGTACAACGCGCCGCCGCAGGAGATTGCGGAGGGGTTTGCGGGCTCGATCACGCCGGCCAAGGGGGCCGCGTTGCTGAAGGCGACGCAGCCGATCAAGGCATATCACGGCTCTCCGCATGACTTCGACAAGTTCGACCTGTCGAAGATCGGGACGGGCGAGGGCGCGCAGGCTTACGGGCATGGGCTCTATTTTGCGGAAAGTCCGGGCGTCGCGCAAAGCTATCGCGACCGGCTCAGTCCCGCAGAGATCAAGTTCAAGACGGGCGACCTTAAGGACATGAACTGGGAGGAGCTACGGAACGCGGTCGCTGATCGTGTGCAAGCGGCCGGCGGAAATCGCGACACGGCGTACAGTTGGGCGGGCTCCTTCAACCATAACTTTGCGCGCCGCGATCCGACCAAAGGGCGGATTGATGAAGCGCTCGCCGGATGGGAGCGGCCCGGACCTGATAGCCCATTCGCGTTCATGCGGGAGAACCCTGCTGACTTTGGCGGGGCGGAGGCTGTCGCACAGAAAGACAAGACCCGCGAACTGTTTGTTAAGGCGATCCGGGACTTGGGGCCGTCCGATCCGGGTATGCGCTCCAGCGGCAAGATGTACGAGGTCAACATCCACGCCGACCCGGAGCGGTTCCTGGACTGGGATAAGCCGGTTGGCGACACGCCGCTTCGCTCCCGCATTGAGGAGTTGGGCCGGCAAGCTGTCGCGTCGGATGATCCGGCTTTCCGTAACTATGGCCGCGATGCCGTTCTCGCATCTCGCAACCCAAATCTTACCGGGGAGGGCGTTCACAACCAGATTGTCCGGGCTCTCGATGCGACGCGGCCTCAGCTAAAGTCAAGGTACGGCGAGGAAGCGCTGTTCGCCAAACCCACCGAGCTGGCGCGTCGCGAACTATCCGAAGCCGGCATCCCCGGCATCAAGTACCTCGACCAAGGCTCGCGCGGAAGCGGCACGGGCACCAGCAACTACGTCGTCTTCGACGACGCCCTGATCGAGATTCTGAGGAAGTACGGCATCGCCGGGCTGATGGGCGGCGGGGCGGCTTCGCTGGGCGGCGCGTCTGCGGAGGCCGCACAGTGACCGCTCTCCAGGCATGGGGCGCGAAGTCGCTTCAGCGCCGCCGGCAGGGACAGGCGCCGCAGTCGGTGGTGCTGCCGATGCCGCCGCCGTTCGGAGGGCTCAACGCCATCTCGGCCAAGGCGGCAATGCCAGCCGAGGACGCACTGATCCTCGACAACTATTTCCCGAAGCCCGGAGGCGTCGTCCTTCGCGCTGGCTATCGCATCTGGACGACCGGAGGGATGGGCGGCGCGGCCGTCCAGACCTTGGCCGAGTGGGCATCTGGGGGCACGCGCAAGCTGCTCGCGGCGGCCAACGGGCATATCTACGACTGCTCGACGCTCGGGGCCGATGCAACGTCGCTTGCCTCCGGGTTCACCTCGAACCAGTGGCAGACCGTCCAGTTCCGCGCCCAGCTGCACTTCGTCAACGGCGTCGATGCGCCGCAGATGTACAACGGCTCCACCATCTCCGCGCCTGCATGGACCGGGCCGACGGTGGCCAATCTGGTCAACGTCAACATCTATCGCTCGCGCATGTACTTCGTCGAGAAGAACACGCTCAAGGTCTGGTACGGCGGGGTGGATTCGGTTTCCGGTGCCCTGACGGCCTTCGACATGTCGAGCCTGTTCAAGCGCGGCGGCACGCTTTCGTTCATGGCGACGTGGACCCGCGACTCCGGCAACGGCATGGACGACCTTGCGGTGTTCGTCTCCGACCAGGGGGAAATCCAGGTCTACCAGGGGGCCTATCCGAACGATCCGACATGGTATCGGATCGGCCGATACGACACGCTGGAGCCTCTGGGCTTGCGGGCCTATGCGACGTTCGGGTCCGAGCTTCTGATCGGCACCGTGGGCGGTGTCATCCCCATGTCGGCGATCATCGCCTTCGGGGCCGAGGAGCAGACGTCAAAGGCCATCACCTTCAAGATCAACCAGCTGATCTCGAATGCGTCTCTGCTCTGGCGGGATAACTTCGGCTGGCAGCTGGTCGTCTATCCGCATGGGAACTACATCGTCCTCAACGTCCCGGTCTCCGACGATGCGGGCTCGGTTTCCTCCTGGCAGTACGTCGTCAACACGCTCACGGGCGGATGGTGCCGGTTCCTCGGCCAGAATGCCCCGTGCTTCGGGATCTTCAACACGCTCCTCTATTTCGGCACCGGCGACGGCCGGGTCATGCAGGCCGACTATGGGTATAGCGACGGGTCCACGGCGGAGCTTAAGACCGATGGCTCGGTGATCAGCGGTACGATCAAGACGAGCTTCCAGGATTACCAGCTTCCCGGTCGGTTCAAGCGGTTCCTCAACTGCCAGCCGTTCATTTCGAGCAATGGCGAGGTCGCGCTCGGGATCGCTATTCAGGTCGACTACAAGGACCGCGCGATCGAGGGGACCATCTCGACCAACCAATCCGGGTCTCCCTGGGACACGTCGCCCTGGGATACGACGCCGTGGGGCGATGCCACGCAGGTCAACCGCGCGTGGCTCGGCATCGGCGGGGCGGGGCATGTGGCGGCGCTCCGCATCAACACCATGACGACTTCTAACACCATCGAGTTTCAGGGCTTCAACCTGATGCTGGAGCCGGGAGGGCAGCTATGACGGGCGCGGATATGGGCTTCGAACCGATGATCTCCCCGGCCCGGAGAAAGATGGCGATGGCTCTCAGCCGTCCGTCGATCACGCAGCCGGCACAGGCCATGCGCGAGGCGGCGATGCCGGCGCCCGGGATGCCGACGATGGCGCCCGATACGACGGACCATGGGGCCGACGACCTCTATCCAGGCGGCGAGAAGAACGCGCGCGGAGGCAACGAGGACCCGTCGAAGGATCTGCGGTCTTTCTCTGGCCTCGGCGAATATTTTAACGACCCCGACGTGCAGAAGAACGGACGGGCGTTGATGGACATGGTTACCGGAGTCTCACCGGCCATTAGTGGCTTCAACATGGCGACCGGCGGCTATCGCGGCATGGGGCCGGTGATGGATCGCTCCCTCGATGTCGAGCGCGGCTTCGATTTCAGCCCGGCGCAGACCTACGACGGCGGCGATTGGTCCGGTCCTGCGACCGATCCGAATGCCGGAGGCGGCGAGTATGGCGGCCTTGGCGGCAACCGGGACGGGGGGTTCTACAAGGGCGGGATGGTCGGCCCCGAGGACCTGATGGCGCGGCCCGTGATCCACCGGGAGATGGAGAGCCAGTGGGACAACGGTGACGCCATGGACCCCGGCGAGGACAGCGAGACGATGCGCTGGAACAACTCGGGTTTCCAGGCGGGAGGCGTGGTCACGGAGTCGGCGATGGTCGGCCCGGACCCCCGGGGACCGGACCAGGGCTTCGTCGCCGTCCGCAAGAACGAGGCGATCCTGACGCCAGAGCAGCAGAAGAAGGTCGGCCGGGAGCGGATCGCCCGCGCCCTGATGGGAAGCCGATGAGGGCTCTCCTCTACAACGAGGACGAGAAGGTCCGCCGGTTCGTCAACGCCGTGAACCGGCGGGAGACGGATTTCGGGCCGTTCAAGGCCATCGGGGTCACGCTCGATGGTGATTTGGTCGCCGGAATCGTATATAACAACTTCAGAGGTTACGACCTTTCGATGCACGTCTCGGCTACGTCGCCGAAATGGGGCTCCCGGAAGATCGTCGGAACGCTCCTTGCCTATCCCTTCGTCGGACTCGGCTGTGTCCGGGTCACCGCACAGATCGCGGCATCGAACGATAGGGCTCGGAAGCTCCTCCGCCAGCTCGGTTTCCATATCGAAGGTTTGCATCCCCTGGCCTGGGAAGGTCGCGAGGATGCGCTGAGCTTCGGAATGACGCGCGACGACGCCGCAAGGTGGGTGGGCGCGCTCAGAGGAGAAGATGGGCAAGAGTTCACCCAGCACGCCCGCGCCGCCTGACCCGCAGAAGCTTGCCACAGCGCAGGCGCAGGCCAACGCCGGCACGGCGCGCGTCCAGCAGCGCCTCAACATGGTGGATGAGAATACCCCCTGGTATTCGACCACCTACACGGCGCTCGGCGACCGCAACCGCAACCCAGACGGTTCGACCCGGGTTCCGGCGCCGACCTCCCCCGCGTCAAGCGCGCCTCCCGGGGCGGCGCCGCGGCAGGACTACTACACGAACGACACGGGCGGAGACACCGGGCCGACAACCCCGCAGCCCGCAGCGGCGGCGTCCACGTCGTCCTCGTCTTCGTCGTCCTCGGCGGACCCCCTTGAGGGCGAGCCGGCCTACTACAACCAGGACCGCTATCGCCGGGACATCACGCTCAACCCCGAAGACCAGAAGATCCTCGACCAGAACCGCCGGCTTACCCAGGGCATCGGCGGCATGGCCGAGGGGCAGCTTCCGCGCATCCAAGGGGCGCTGAACCAGACGGTCGATTACACGGGGCTCCCGGCGAACGTGACGGGCGTGGACACGTCGCGGCTGGCGAACGTCAACCCGAATTTCCAGTCCGGCCAGATCCAATCGAACCTGGACTTCTCCCGGCTTCCGGGCCTCCAGACGGGGGGTATCCAGACGGGCTTCGATACGGTCGGCGGTATCCAGCGCGGCGTTGCGGACGCAGGCCCCATTCAGCGGGCGGTCAACCCGCAGGGCCAGTGGGACTACAACGACGTCGGAGGCCCCGACCGGCGCCTGAATATCCAGGACCCGACGCAGTTTACCAAGGGCGTCAACGACACGCTCTATCAGGCCGCATCGTCCCGGTTCGAGCCTCAGATCGCCCAGGAACGGGAGCAGCTTCGGCAGTCCCTGGCGGATCGAGGCATCCCCGAGGACTCGGACGCCGCACAGCGCGAGTTGAACCGCTTCGACCAGCAGGCGGGCGACACCCGTTTGCAGGCGAGCGCGAGCGCGACCGATCGGGCTGCGGATCAGGCCGCCAAGCTGTTCGGGCTCGACCTGTCGAAGTTCAACGCCGAGAACGCGGCGCAGGGACAGGCGTTCGGGCAGACCGCCCTTCAGCGCGGCGACCTCCTCAATCAGGGCCTCTCGCTCGGCAACTTCGCCAATCAGGCCCAGGGCCAGCAGTACGGGCAGAACCTGTCCTCGATGCAGGCGGCCAATCAGGCGCAGGGACAGCAGTTCGGCCAGAACCAGGCGGCGGCGGAGTTCGCCAATCAGGCCCAGCAGCAGGGGTATGGGCAGTCCCTTTCCGCCCGTCAGCAGATGGCGAACGAGCTTGCGACGCAGGGCCAGTTCGCCAACCAGGCGCAGCAGCAGGGCTACGGCCAGAACCTCACGCGCGAGCAACTGGCTTTGCAGCTTCGCCAGCAGGGCCTCTCCGAACAGGAGATCAACGCCCAGCTCGCGGCCCAGGCCCGGGCGCAGGGGTACACCGAACGCCAGAACGTGCGGACGCAGCCGATCACGGACGCGCTCGCTCTCTTGGGGGCTCAGTAGATGCTCAGGATCGCCAAGGCACTCCTCAACTCCTCCGAACAGCAGGCGCCCCCTCCGCTCAACCTGCCGGGCGTCGGCGTCGCGCCTACCGACACCATCGGGCCGGAGATGGCGAAGTGGCAGGCCGAGATGGAGAACGCACGCATGGCGCAGCAGGCGAAAGCCTCCCTGCTCGGGTCGGTCTTCGGCCTCGCCGGCTCCGCCCTAGGCGGGTGGAGCATGGGCGGCTTCAAGAAGTTCTGGTGACATGACCGGGCAGTATCAACCGGGCCAGGGCTTCGTCGCTTCCCCGAGGCTGGCGCTTGCCCAGGCGCTGATGGCGCAGGGCGCGTCGCGGGAGCCCGTGCGCTCTCCGCTTGAAGGCATCGCGCGGGTGCTCACGGCGGGCATCGGCGGGTGGGTGGGGTCCGGGGTCAAGAAGGACCAGCAGGACGCCCTCGCCGAGGCGCTGAAGGCGCTGGAGAGCCCAGACGTGCCCGAGACGGCCCGAGCCAAGGCCGCGTATCAGGCATACGCCACGAAGTCGCCGGACACGCCCAATCCGTTCGAAGGCATCATGCTCTCCCAGATGGTGCCGAAGGAGAAGTTCATCCCGGTCAAGAACGACCGGGGCCAGACCATCGGCCAGCAGTCCACGCTCACGGGCAAGATCGAGCCGTACAAGCTGGAGAACGTCGGGGCGGGTACGACGGCGGTCAACCCGTTTGGCGAGGCAGTCGCCGTGGGCGGCCCCAAGCTCGGCGAGGGACAGGTCTTCGACCCGAAGACCAACACCATCTCGACGGTGCCCAACTTCACGCAGTCTCTGGCGGAGATCGAAGGCGCCAAGGCCGGCGGCAGGATGGCCGGGGAGCTTCCTTATGTCGGGCGTACCGAAGCGGCCAAGAATCCCGCGCTGATCGCGCGGGCTGGCGGGACGGCCCAGGCGACGAAGGATGTGGACCTTCGTATGACCCCCCAGATCGAAGCGGCAACCATCGCGGCGACAACGCCGGGTCTCGTCGCGCGGGCAGGCCAGACATCGGAGGCGACTACTGCCGGCACGGCGCGCGGCAACCTCACCCCGACGCAACTTGCCAATGGACAGACGGTGCCGGCGGCAACGGCCGTGGCTCGTGCAACTGGAGTGGGACAGCGCCAAGCGGAGAACGCGGTCCCAACCGCACCCACGGGCTATCAGATGGGCGAAGAGGGGGTCGCGCCACTCCCGGGAGGCCCTGCCGACCCGGTCCAGATCGAGCAGGCTGCGCGGGCGCAGGCGACGGGCGCGGGCACCCTATCCAATCAGCAGACCACCAACGCCGCCAAGCTGCGGGACGACTTCAACGCTCTGCCCACGGTCAAGGCATATCGGGAAGTTCTGCCGATCTACGAGTCCATGCAGGACGCGGCGACGCGCGACAGCAAAGCGGCGGACCTCAATATCGTCTACGGGCTCGCCAAGATCATGGACCCCGGCTCGGTCGTCCGCGAAGGCGAAATCGTCATGGCGAACGACACGCAGGGCGTGGCCGACAAGCTCAATGGCTTCATTCACGGCATCCAGGGCGAAGGGCGCCTGCGGCCCGAGGTTCGCCAGCAGCTTCTTGGCGAGGCCGCGTCGCGCGTCGGCTCGATCAAGACTGTCCACGATCAAGCGGCGTCTCAGTTCACGGAAATGGCGCAGCGGGCGGGGGTCAATCCGAAGGATGTCATCCTGAGCTTCAACCCGCCGAAGATGGACCAGAAGATGCCGGAACTCCCCCGCGTCACGGACGATGCGGCGGGGCGCCTGACGTGGGAAAAACTCGCCCCCGGTCAGTCTTATATCGCGCCTGACGGTAACACCTACATCAAGCCGCCGTCTGGGGGCACCCGATGACCGGCGCTCCGCAGAATGAATGGTGGAAAGGCGTTCCCGTTCCTGTCGGCGCCAAGCCTGCCGAGATGGGCTGGGGCGAGTTTCTGGACAACATCGGCCGCAAGGTCGCCGCCGGCATGTCGCTCGGTTGGGCAGACGAAGCGGCGGCGGGGATGGACGCACTCACTCAGCCGGTTCTCGGGCGAGGCTCCGACGCCCCGACGATGGGCGAGCGCTACACGCAGAACCTTGCGAAGGAGCAGGGACGCGACAAAGCCTTCGACGCCGAGTATCCCGCGACCGCGACGACGGCGGAGATCGGCGGCAACATCGCAGGCGCCGTCGCCATGCCCGGCACAAGGCTCCTGGACGCGGCCACCGTTCCCGGCAGGATGCTCAAGGGGACGGCCGCAGGGACGGCCCTGGGGTCTACGGCGGGCGCAGGAGCGGCAGATCCGGGCCAGAGGATCGAGGGCGCTATCAAGGGCGGTACGCTGGGGGCTGGCGTCGGCGCCGGCCTTCCGGTCGTCGGCGCGATTGCCGATCGGATCGGCCCTCGCATCCTCGACGCCTTCGGACTGAGGAACGCGGACAAGGGAGCCGTGGCCCAGCTGTTCCGTGCGGCCGAGCGTGACGGGGTTTCCCCCGAAGATGCGCTGAAGCGCTTCGAGGCGTGGCAGCAGTCAGGCGCCAAGCCGGAAGCTCTTGTGGACCTGTTCGGCGAGAACGTCCGCAATCTTGCGGCCGTTGCATCGAACACTCCCGGCCAGGCCCGCACCGCCGCCATGGATCTGGTGCAGAGCCGGAAGGCCGGGGCGCCTGAGCGAGTGGGCGGCGACGTGTCGAGGGCGATCAGCCCGAACACCGACTATTCCGGCACCGTGGACGATCTGATGAAGGCCCGCGCGGCGACGGCGCAGCCTCTCTATGACAAGGCTTACGAGGCGACCGCCTGGAATCCTCGGCTGCAGGAGTTCCTTGCCGACCCGATCATGAAGGACGGCCTCAATCGCGGCATGAAGATGCTGCGCCTGGAATCCGTCGCAGAAGGAAAGCCGTTCAACCCGCAGGCGCTCGGAGTCGATCTGGACGAGGCCGGCAATGCCGTCCTTAGAGACGTGCCCAATATGCGCGTCCTCGACGCTGCAAAGCGCGGGCTTGACGACATCCTGGAGAAGTATCGGGACACGACGACCGGCCGTCTCAACCTGACGCCGGAAGGCCGCGCGGTGGATCAGTTCCGCCGGTCGTACCTGAAGACGCTCGATGATCTGAACCCGGATTATGCGAATGCCCGGGCGGCATGGGCTGGCCCGTCGCAGAGCAAGGAGGCGATGGCGCTCGGCCGCTCGGTCTTGAAGGGCGATGCCGATATCACGGCGAAGCGCATCGCCGACATGGACCCGGGCGACAAGGAGTTCTTCCGTGTCGGCGTGGCCAAGGCAATTCAGGATGCGGTCGAGAACACCGCAGACGGCCGGGATGTCGTCGCCTCGTTCTTCAACAAGCCGGCGCTCAGGAAGAAGCTGGAGGCGGCTTTCGACTCCCCGGAGGAGTTCAAGCGCTTTGAAGACCTGATGACGCGCGAGCGCTCGATGGCGGCGACGAACAACGTCATCAATCCCCGCGGCGGCTCGCAGACCATGCGCCTCGGTCAGGGCGCAGAGGACATGCAGGTGGACCCCGCTACGGCGTTCGGCCAGCTACTGCAGGGCAACCTCAAGGGAGCGATGGCGACTGGGGCGACCAACCTGATGCGCGGCAATCAGCGCATGAACAGTTCTACAGCCGATGCGCTCGCCCCGCTCCTGTTCGACACTAACCCGCAGGCAGTCACCCAGACGCTTCAGCGCCTGTCGGAGACGGGGGCGGCTCAGTATCCGGCTATCACGGAAGCCCGTCAGTCACTCGCCCGCGCGTTGCGACAGGTTCCGGCGATGCAGGCGGGAGACATCTCAGCCCCACGGCGCCCGCTGGTGATCGACGTGCGTCCATCCGACGCCCGACGCTAGCGCCAGTAGTTGATCGCCATGCGAACCAGGCACAGGACGAAGAAGAGACCAAGGGCGGACAGGATGTCGAAGAACACACGGGTCTCCTAGCACAAGACGACGACAGGATCACTACGCCCATAATCCACATATTTATTATGTGGATACTGGCACAGTAAGGAGTAAAGCGGGTGCCCTTCAACGGAAGTGGAACCTTTATCAGGACCGATGGGACATACAACGGCTCGACCGTCTTCCAGCAGGAGCGGGACGCCGGGGAAGACATCCTTGCGCTGAACCTCGACACGGAAGCACAGGACATGGCCGATGGCCTGACCAACTGCGTCACGCGCGACGGTCAGTCTCCTCCCACGGCGAACCTGCCGATGGGCGGCTTCATCCTGACGGGCCTCGGGCTCGGCACGGGGCGCACGACCTCGATCCGCCTCGACCAGGTGCAGGACGGAACGGTCATCAACGCCGGCACGTTCGGCGGCACGGCGACGGCTCTTACCGCGTCCCTGTCCCCGGCGATCACAGCCTACGCGACACGGATGCGGATCGTCGGAACCGCGGCTTCGTCGGTGACGGGCGCGGCGACAATCCAGCTCAACGGCATCAGCTCGCCGGTCGCGGTCAGGAAGAAGCTGGCAAGCGGTCTTTCGGCGCTCACGGGCGGAGAGTGGATCACCGGCCAGACCATCAGCTTCACCTACGACGGGACGTACTTCGTTCTGGACGACAAGCCCGAGTGGCAGGCAAGCGCATCCATCGCTTCCGCCGCGACGATCGACCTTGCGACGAGCACTGGCGAGTACGTCCAGATCACGGGCTCGACGGGTCCGGTCACTTCGCTCGGGACTCTTCCCGCCGGCACGCTCCGGGTGCTGCGCTTCGCCTCCACCCCGACGCTCACCTACAACGCGACGAGCCTGATCCTGCCGAGCGCGCTCAACATCATCGCGGCAGCGGGAGATGTCGCGTGCTTCATCTCCGAAGGCTCCGGCAACTGGCGCTGCGTCAACTACATGCGCGCCTCCGGTGCGTCTGTGCTGCCGGGGGGAATTTCCTGGTCTCACATCACCGCCGATCCGGGTCCGGCCGTCAATGGCAATGGGTACTCCTGCGATACGTCCGGCGGTTCATTCACATTGACGCTTCCGTCCGCGCCGACTGTCGGGAATGTCGTCGCCTTCACGGATGGGGCGGGAACCTTCAACAGCAACCCCCTCACCATCGGACGAAACAGCCTGAAAATCATGGGGCTTAGCGAAAACATGATCGTCAATACCCGATATGCCGCCGGTCAGCTCGTCTATGACAGCGCGACGAACGGCTGGAGACTCGCATGAGCAATTTTTCGCAGTTCGTGGGTGGTGGCGTCTTCATCACGGATGCGACGTTGCTTCCGAGATACAGCGTCGGTTCTTCGTCGCTGCTGCGGGTCGCCGGAACGACGAACGTCGCCGCGACCACAGTCGCCTTCTATACCGGCGGCGTGGCGTCTATCGACCGCATCCCGAGTTCGGTCCAGGACGACACCAACTGGACGGCCGACACCTACAAGACCATCACCACTGTCACCGGGGCCGGGTATTTCTCGGGATTCGTCGGCCCCACTGCCGCAAGCGCGGGAGACATCACGACGCTTGAGGTAACGGTTGACGGCGGGACCGCGCAGGAAGTCGCAATGCCGGCCCAGAACAATGGCGACCGTGTGTTCGCCGGGTCGGCAACGGGGCTCGCCTTCTTCTGGGGCGGGACGCAGATCCAGCCCATGGACCTCGCCGGCACGTCCTCGGACGGGTTCATTGCCAATGTCGGGGGCGCCACCAATGCCTATGTGTGCCCCCTCGCGCCTCATGACGTGTGGGCTCTTGGCGGCTATCTGGTGAACTTCACGTCCTCGCTCCTGGTGCGCGCCAAACATAGCCAGAACCTGACGACGACGACCGCTCGCGAGCGCCGCAGCGCCGCCATCCTCATTCGCCGGAGCTAGCCCATGACCACCTACCCCCGGGGCGACCTCGTTCTTCTGACCGCCTTCGACGGCAAACCCGTTGATCCGCAGCCGGACGTTCTCGACGACCGCGAGCCGCCTGATGGTCACTACGGCCTGCCGGTAATGTGCGAGGGCCAGGTCAAGGGCTGGTATCCGCCGGTCGCGGATGCTTCGGATCGGAGCGCCGAGAGAGCGGCGATCATGGCGAAGCTGGCCGAGCTCGACCGCCTGACCATGCACCGCGCCATGGAGGCTTGGGCCAAGGTCAACGGCGATGCGTTTGTCAAGGAGAAGATCGCGGAGAAGGAGACGCTTCGGGCGGAACTTGCCCAGATTGATGGGCAGGCGTGATCCCCCTGGCGATGACCTGTCCGCAGATGGGGCAATCCCACTTGACCACCACCAGAAGGCGATTTTCGTCGAGCAGGGCGAAGCGCTCGGCCGGATGGTCGCATTGGGGGCAATAGTGGGGGTGATCGTTCATTTCCTGAGTTTGTCACACGCTCAAGCTGTAGGGAAGACATAGACGGCCCCCGGCGCCGCAGAGCCGGGACGGAAGCCCGAGACGGTCGCTAGAGACGGCCGCCCCGGGCCGGACCCCGAAAGGTCCTCCCCACGACAGAGGAGCAAGCTCATGTCGCAGGTGCCTACGAGTGTAAACGGAATCAGTGGCAAGAATCCCGTCCCCCGAGGTCTGCTTTTCTTGCCGGTCCTCCTCCTGATGGCGGGGCCGGCGTGGGGGCACGGCGATGCCGCATGGATCATGCAGGACACGAAGACCTCCTATTGCTGCGGCCCCTCGGATTGCGAGCGGGCGCCCTTGTCGGCGATCCGCGCGACCCGCGGCGGCTGGCTGGTGATCGCCACGGGCCAGGTCTTCAATGAAGGCGACCCGGACCTGCATATGAGCAAGGACCAAGACTTCTGGTGGTGCCGGCCGCCGAACCTGGGCGGCAAGGTCAAGTGCCTGTTCGCACCTGCGGGAGGCGTCTGATGCGCGCCTCATTCAAAGACAGGTTTTGGGCCAAGGTCGATCGGCGAGATGAAGCCGGGTGTTGGCCGTGGACTGGCGGCAAGTCGAGCGGCGGATATGGCTCGATCCGGGCAGAAAGAGCGCCGTGGCCAATGCTAAAGGCCCACCGGGTAGCCTATGAAATGGTAAACGGAGAAATCCCGGCAGGGATGGTTATTGACCACCTTTGCATGAACAAGGGATGCGTCAACCCGGCCCATCTGGAGGTGGTTACCAGCAAAGAGAACTCCGGCCGATATTCGCGAGCGCGGACGCATTGCGTCCGTGGGCACGAGTTAACCCCGGAAACTGAAGGCGTGCGGCCGGGCACGCGATCCTGCCGGATCTGCCACCGAGCAAACTATCGTCGCTGGTATGAAGAGGGAGGCGGCAAGGAGCATCGGCGGCAGCAACGCGGGAAGCTGGTCTGCGTGTTCGAGGGGATCGGGTCATGAAGGCCGCCCTCCTGATCCTGGGCTTGGCCCTGCTCTGCCTGCTGACGGTCAAGGGGCTGGCGTGGACGGGGCAGATCGCCGGCCCGCTGTTCCAGGCCGCGTTCACCGGCCAGGTAGCGGTGGGGTTCTGAGATGGCTCCTCAACAGAACGGAGGCCGCTGGCTTGAGAGCCACGCCTTCGTCCTCCTGGCGCGGGTCTCCTCCGTGCTGGGGACGGTCGTCGCCGGGTTCGCCGTCTGGATCTTCCTTCAGGCATGGCAGGACATCCGCACGATGAACGATGCCCTCGCGCTGCTGTCAGGCACCGTGCGGGTGCATGAGTTCGCGGTCGCCGACCACGGGCGACGGCTAAACAATCTGGAAGCCTCGGCCTACAAGCGGCCCCTTGCGCCGGCACCGCAGCCATGAGCGACGTCGATATCCTGGCGCGCACGATCTTCGGCGAGGCCCGCGGCGAGGGCGTCGCCGGCATGGAAGCGGTCGCCGCCGTCATCATGAACCGGGTCAATGCGGATCTGGGGAGGGATGGCAAGCCCGACTGGTGGGGCGAGGGCGTCGAGGGCGTCTGCCGGAAGCCCTACCAGTTTAGCTGCTGGCTCCCCAACGACCCGAACCTCGACAAGCTGCTGTCCGTCACCAGCAAGGACCCGTGGTTCGCGCACGCCATCGAGATTGCCAAGAGAGCGGTCAAGGGAGAGCTGCCGGACCCGACCGGAGGCGCGGACCATTACTGCCGAGACGACGTTGCCCCGCATACGTCGTGGACCGCCGGGCGGACGCCTACCGCAAGGATAGGGCGGCACCTGTTCTACAGGCTGGCGTGATGACCGGCTTAGAACAGCGAGCGGCCGTCCGGGTGCTCGCCGCGAAGCGCTGCCGAATAGGCCAGCTTTTCGTCGGCGGTCATCTCGCTCCAATCCTTCTCGCGGGTGCTGATGCCCATCGAGCAGGTGCAGCCGGGGAAGGGGCGCGTCGGGTGCCGTTCATGGAACCCGCACGTCGAGCGAGTGACCGTCGTTTCGGTCGGGCGCATGACGATGTACATGCCCGCATTCTACCCCATTTGCGCGAAAGCCGCCACCCGAAGGCGACGGCTTCCGCTGGAGCGGGTTGCCCCGCGTGCTGTGGTCGGGCTGGTTGCAACGCCCCACCGTCCCCCGACTGGGATTGTAGTGCCGGCAGGCAGCACAGCCCCTCAATCTACCACCACCCCGCCCGGCCGGGCCAGCCGGAAATGATGGAGTAGCCTGAGATGTTCGCCGCCCTTCTCCCCATCCTAGGCCCGCTCCTGGGCGACCTTCTCAAGCGCGTCATCCCCGACCCGGATGCACAGCGGGCGGCCGAGCAGGAGCTTCGGCTGGCCCTTCTGGAGAAGGCAGGAGAGATCAGCGACGCCGCGGGCCGGATCATCGAGGCCGAAGCCAAGTCCACCCACTGGCTCACCGCGACCTGGCGCCCGATCCTGATGCTCACCATCACCGCGATCATCGCCAACAACTACATCCTGGCGCCCTACCTGGAGGCGATCATCGGCCGCTCGATCATGCTGCCGCTCCCCCCGGAGCTCTGGCAGCTTCTCACGGTCGGCGTCGGTGGTTACGTCGTCGGGCGCTCTGCGGAGAAGGTGGTCGAGAACTGGAAGGCCAAGCCCTGATGCTCCCCAAGCTCGCCCCGGCCCTCGTAGGCGCGTTGCTGACGGTCGGCGCGGGCGTGTTCACGTTCGGCCGTGACCTGGGCGAGGCGCAGGCAAGGGCTGAGTTCTGGCGCCAGTACGTCGAGGGGCTGCCGGCGGAGTGCAGGAGGTAGGAAGCCATCCCTTCTTAAGCCGCGTCGCTAAGAAAGGATGCGGCGAGCAGCGCGGGGAGGACGAACAGAGAGCGTCTGGTCAGCATCTCCCTACCCCTTCGCCTTGTCGTAGGCGGCGATGGCTTTTCTCGCATCATCGCCGCAGTCCAGCGCCATCATCCTCCGCTCGCACTCGTTGCTGGTCCCGTACTTCGGGCACTTGTCGAAGCCTGCGCAAGCGTATTCGCCAAGCGCCTCCCGCATCTCCTCCGCCGCCTTCAGTCTGACGACGATCTCGGGGAGGTGGTTGCGGAGCGTCATGATTAGCTGCGCCCCGTCTGCGATGTTCCACGAACTGCTCTGCAAGGTGGCGAGCAGCCGCTCTAGCTCGTTGATGTCGAGGGTCATGGCTTCTTCCGTCTATTCGTCGCGCCTTCGGTCGACAGGACGATTGCGAGAATGAGAGGCCCTGCCGCCATTTGTGCGATCAGGAGCATGTAGTCCATCCCATCTTCCGGGCCGCCGAGGGCGCGCATATCCAGAACCCAAGCCCAGACTCCGCAGGCCACCCAGAGCGCGACCGCCGGAACGATAAAGACGTCGATCATTGTGAAAGTCAGCATGGACCTACCCCTTCCCGGCCGAGCGCGCACGCAGCGCGGCGATGCAGATGCTGATGGCGGGGGCGGCCGCCGTCGCCGCGCATTCGTGGTTCTCGGCGCGTTGCACGTAAGCGGCGCAATAGGGATGGTGGGCGTCCCATGGTTGCGAGCGGCGCACCATCCATGGCATCCCCTTCGGCACCAGCGTCAGGGCTTCGTCGATGGAGGAGGTGTAGGCGGGGATGCGGACCCCGGCAGCGTAGTATTTCGAGACAGGCAAGACGGCCTTCGCAATCGCCTCATCAAGCTCCCGGCTCGGCCCCTCGGCCTTCTCCAGCCTCTCGATCAGTTCATCTACCGTCATTGCGGGCTCCTGGGGTGATGTGGGGGCTCCGGCTGGGAGGGAGTGGCGGGCCGGGCGGTGGTCGTCGAGCGCGGGAACACGTTCGAGAAATTCATTGCGTTCGTGCGATTGACGCCCTTCCGTGGATCGCCGTCGCGCATCGCTGATAGTGGCAACGTCTCCACCATCCATTTGTCGATCAGACGATGGTCAACGACGGCGCTCGTCGCGTGCCAGAACAGCAGTAAGTGGCCATTGATGCGCGACTTGTAGAGGCTGATGCAGACCGGCATGTCGGCAAGGTGACCAACGGTCTCTAGCAAGCCCATGCTGTCCTGTTCCCAGCGCCAGCGATCGAGCCGCTGGTTCTCCTCCCAGAGCATCAAACTCTCGAAGCTGTTGGCCTCCACGACGCCAACCACGCCCGCCAGGAAGTCCGTGATTTGCTTGTCGCTCACCCTCTCCTCCTTCATCTGCATCCCGGCGGGCGGGGTCATGGGTCAGGCGGCCGGGATTTCGTAAATCTCGCCCGGGTTGAAAATGAAATGGTTCGCGTCGGCCTCTTGAACGTCGACGATCTCCCAGACCTTCATCTCACCGACCCTCTCGCGAAGCCGCATGATCGTAACCACGCTCCGCTCTTCGCCCGTCGCGCGGTCGAAGCCGTAGAGAGTGATCGGCCGGATCTCCGCCGCCGTCGACGCAGCAGGGGCAGCAACCCCGACCGCTAGGAGGGCGGCGGCGGACGTGAGCAGGCGGCGCCGGGTCAGCATGGTCAGTCCTTTCTCAGTACATCCAAGGAACAGTGAAGGCACGTTTTGCCGGGTGGGCATGAATCGGGAACATCCTCCCCCAGGAATTCCCCCAATCGGCTGTCATGTTCTGTCCTCGTTGATCCCAAGAGCCGCCGCCTCGCGCCTCCGCCGCGCCTCTCCGGAGGATTCGCGGGCGCCCACCAGCCGATAGAGACGGTTGATCTCCGCATCCTTGCGGATATCCCTGACCAGATCCCGCACGGAGGCGCGAGGCGTGGGGGGCGCGGCATCCTTCTGGATGGCGTCCTCCACCGCGCGACAACACTCCTCCTTGGAGGCCTTGAACCACTCGCCGCGGCGCCAATGCTTCGCCGCCAATGACCGGTGGGCGGCCCGCTCGATGGTGAGCGCTCGATCCTCTCGAACTTCGAAAGTGGTGGCGATCTTGATCGCTTCGAAGGTGGCTGCCTGGAGGCCAGCCAAGCGCTGCGTGGGGTCTTTGCTTATCCCGACCTTGCATGCGTGCTCAGTCTCGAAAACGTAGACGTACATCAGGCGCCTCCGGTTATCACTTGCCCGCTAACCCCTTGAGTCTGTGTGCGTGAACGAAGCAAGAAAGCCTGATAACCACGGCGGATTTCTGCGACTGTCACGCGCCTTTTAATCATGGGGTCAGGGGTTCGATTCCCCTCGGGCTCACCAAGTTTTATCACTTTTCTTCCCGGCGAGTTATCACTTTCTTCGGATTCGCCCATCTCTTTTTCTGCGCTGCCTCGGCCATTTCCCGGTTCGGCACCACGTAGGCGGAGACCTGATTGCGGGTCTTGTGGCCGGTTGAAGCGCGGATCTGGTCGTCGGTTGCGCCGCCCGACCCCTGTTCGGTTGCCATGGTCCGGCGGATGTCCCGGAACTGTAGGCCCTTCGGCAGGCCGGCGGCCTCCCTGATTCGGGCGAACTCATGCTGGAAATGATACCGCTTATAGGGCTGGCCGGTTCCCTCGGCGACGATGACATAGCCGCCCTTGGCCTTGGCGGCGTTCAGCGCCTTGGCGAGCTTCGGACGGACAGGCGACCAGACCCGGGCTGAGGTCTTGGACTGCGCGACCTCAAATCCGGTGCCCTGCCAGGACTCGTAGGAAAGCCGCCTGATGTCGGTCTGCCTCTGCCCTATCTCGTAT